GTGACCCCCTTCAGTTTGTCGTGCTTGCTGTCGTGCCTCTGGATGAGAAACTGCACGAATGCGAGGACTCCCCCGCCCAGAAGCACCCCGATTAATGTTGTAAAAATGTCCATTGGTTTGTCCTCTAATTTATTGCCTAAGTTACTGAGTTAAATTGCCCTTTAAGTCAGCCCCAAACTGGGGCGTAGCTACTGATTATAAGGATAAGGTAATCCTTTCATTTGGCATCACCTCTTTTCGCCTTTTTCCTTTTACCCTTTACCGCATATCAATCAATGCAAGAATGCAGGGTGGCAGTGCGATTAATAATGGTGTAATAAATATTAGAAATGCTTCCATTTGCCCCCCTCCCTAAGCTAGTTGCATCAGCCTGATTTCGATCTCATCCAGAAGCCGTTTAATCAGGTCGATCAATTCGGGCGAAGTAAGTTTCGCGATGTCCTCATCCGTCATAGACCTCACCCGTAATCTCCTCATACTCTTCTGCAGTGATCCATCCGCGCTTGACCGCATTTTTCACAGCCTTGAGCTTCCAGTCTCCCGCATCGTAGTAACCTTTAACAAGGTCAAACCTTTTTGAATGCTCATTCATAGATTTCTTCCTCCTCTTCGTCCGAAGGATCTTCGAGATTTCCCATCATAATGTTGTAGTCCTGCACAGCTTTGTTGTGCGCCGCAACAGCCTGAGCGTATTCCTGTTCAGCCTGCTGTTCAAGCGGTATCGATAATTTGTTGATTCGCATTGTTTTTACCTCCACAGACTATCGTAGTAGTCCCTCATGCGTTGCAACAGCTTCCAGCTGTTGCCTTTTTCGGCGTTAGCACACCAACTATGGAAACATTCGTCTGCTTTAGCTTTTGTGATTTTCCCCGCCTTGGCGAGATTCACCAACCTTTGCAGTTTCTTTCTTTCGTGCTTTACGTTCGCACTATTCAATGTCATCAAGATTTTACCCGTGGAAGTAACCCGATATTTAAACCCGAGAAAAGTAAAACCCTTCGACAATGGATTAATTTTAGTTTTGGATTCATGTACTTCAAATCCAATCCTACCTAGATTTATTTTGATTTCTTCAAGCGCGTTCTCCAATTCTTCACGACTGTTATGGATGATCAAAATATCGTCCATGTATCGCATATAGTGCTTTAGATGTAAACGTTCTTTGCAGTAATGATCGAGGTCGTCCAGAAGGGAGATGCCCGCGATCTGAACCATTTGCGATCCAGGATTATATCCGACATCATTTACATACTGCGTGTCCAGAACATCGCACACCATATCGTATACATTATCGGTCAGATATCTTCTGAATTTTGCCTTCACCGCATCGTGACGCATATTCGGGTAGTATCCTTTAATATCGACCTGCAAAATGTACCCTTTTGTTTGGTAATGGCTATAAAAGTTCCATAGATGCTTTTTCAGCCGCGCTCTGGCATAATCAATGCCTTTTCCTTTTTGGCAAGCACAATTATCTAATATGAAGGAATTGGTTACGGATGGATAAAGAACATTGTCATTTATGCTTCTCTGGTACACCCGATCCTTGAATCCGATACTTAAGCCGTCACGTTCTTTTGGATACATGATTTTGATCGGTTTTGGTTTACCATTCTTCCATGTGCCGCTTTCATGTTTTTTATTCATCCTGTCGGTTTCCGTCACGGCATTTATCATGTAGTGTTTAGTGGAGGGTTTCCATCCCACGCCAAGTCTGCATTTAAGTGCGGAATCCCACAGGGCGTCATATCCTGTTATATTTTCGTTGTCATTCATCCTTTATGTGTATAGTCGGTCAGGCTCGAAAGTCCCCGACATCATATTGGTATTGTTTAGCCTTTCGGCAGGGATTTCAGTTCCTTGTGGTACGTGCGCCAGAATCTCCAATGCTATGCACTGGCACCATGTTCTTGCATTTCGCACAAGCGGGGCGAACCTATTCGCGTTGCTAGCGTTGTTGTTGTTGACGTTGCCGCTCGAGTTGACATTCCACGTATTATTCGCATTGCCGCGATTCGCTGACCGCAACCGAACGTTCTGAGTTATAACTTACGTCCCATATTGTTTCGCATTTGCCTCATGCCACTTGCGGATCATCGCGCTCGTGTCAATCGTCATCTGCGTCCAGTACCTGACCTTCTTCCCCTTGAGGTGGAAAAGTCTCCGCGCAAGATTGATTAAGCCTATTAATTCATTGCACTTAGCAATAGCCTCTAACTGATACTTTTCGCGGTTTTTCCATCTTCCCGTTGCCTTGTTTGACATATATGTTATTTCCTATCCATACATCAAGATATATCTGTTTCGCGCACTCGACTATGTCGTTTGTTAATGATGCACGATATTTCGGATCAAAGACATTGTCATTATCGCAGATCTTGATTGTGTGGAGTGCTAAGTCCAAGGCTTTTTGAGCCGCTTCCAATTGGCGGTTTGCGGGAGTGTCTGGCACATTTCTTTGTCCAACATTTACTGCCATTGTCCTGTTCCCCTTATGTGGAGGTTATTCCCCCGCATCCAGTGGGTGCGGGGATTCAAACGAGTCCATGAGTCAAATGACCACAAGCGGGGCGAACCTAATCGCGGAGCTAGCGTAGTGGTAGGTGACGTAGCCGCTCGAGTAGACAGTCCACGTATTACCCGCATAGCCGCGAGTCGCTGACCGCAACCGAACGCGCTGAGGCGAGGTGTGATTCTCAACGGCATACGTTACATAATGCGGATCTGCTTTATACCACGGTGCGGGTGCCGTGAGTCCACTTCTGCGTCTCCAGTATTCATGCACTTCACCCTCTCCAGCGTGCTGAACAGTGATATACATTTCTTCAAGAGACGGGAGGAAAACCTTGTCGAAGGTGATGTCTGGCGTATTTCCGTCAGTATCGTCCTGCACCGTATTCGGGTATGTGGTCACCTTTACTTCCTTGATCGAGTTAACGAATTCCTCTGACCATCCAGAGAGATATCCCGCCTTCGTTGTCAGCTGGTCGGGAGCGATGTCCCACTCATCCTGCGCCGTCCACCACGCCCCCACGGGAGCGACAGAATTGAGGTACTGTCTAAGTGCGGATGTTTTCCACCTGTCCCATCCATAAGCCATCTCCTGACAACTATTCAGGTCGCCGTTTCTTGTTGCAGACTTCTGGATGCCGAGATTTGTGCCAGATGCCGCGAATGTGGGTGTGATCGTTTCGATGATGGTTTTGCCATCTGCCGAGTACGTGTAAATCTTCCAGTTGCTTTTCGCCTGATCTGGCGCGCCATAGCATCCCGCGACTCTGCCGCCCTCAGGGACAGCCTGTGTCGTCGTAAAACAGACTACATCCCCAGCATTGACATTATTGCCCCACTTAGACTCAATTGTGAAATAGTATGTACCTACTGCAAGACCAGATGGGCATCTGAGAAATGCTCTCTGATGAGAAAACTGAACACCCAACGGATGGGCATAATGCGCCTGCAAAAACGGCCTATCAGTTAAGACCTCACCGTCCTGAAGTTCAACTGATCCGATGTGATTCAACTGAAGCGGGTTGGTGTACTGGGTGTTATTTGCCGCCACATCTTTCCATGTGTCCACAAACTGATCACCTATAGCATACGCCTGTCCGAACAGACCAGACTCCGCAAGATTTGCAAGTCCCGCCCAATCGCTCGACAGTGTATGCATTGCCTGTGCTGCCATGGCTTCAAGCAGTGCGTTCTGCTTATCCATCTTCGCCGCATAGGTTTCATTCAGCACTGGTGGTTTTGTAACTTTTGTAACTATGCTCATTCGCTTACCTCCTGATATGTTATATTAATCGCGCCATCAACAACGGATAACCCCAGATCATCAAATTCTTCCTTTAACGAAGTTATCTGCTCCTGCGCATCGGCATCACGAAGGATCAGATTATCGTTGCCTATCTGTAGTGTATTTGTAACAATATCTGCCATAGGATGATCACCCCCTGTTGAACGTGGCATTGATTTCTACAACACCAGAACCTTTGTCTATAGCTCCAACTGTAACCGTCATTCCTGACAATGCCTGTGCGCTCTGAGCGGCACTCTCTGAACTCTGTCGTGCGCTGTCCGCATAACCAGACATCTCAGTCCTGATTGCATCTGCTGTCTCTTCAGCAGCATCACTAGCTGCCTGTTGTGCCGTCTCTGCGCTCTGTTCAGCCTGTTGCGCATATTCCTGACTGTTGCCTATCTGCTCAAGCATTTGGTCATACCAGGATTCAAGTGGCTCTGGGATCTCCGTCTGCTCTGTCAAGCTTCGCTGAACCGATGTCTTGTATGTGACGGTCTTAGCAAGATCATCACCAACCGTTCACCGTATCTCAGCCTTTCCAAAACCCTTATATGCTGTGTCTGCATCCGTCACCGTCCACTCAAGCCGATCACCATCCTGAACAGCGGATACGATGTATGGTGCAAGATCCTGCGATCGCTGATGCACGAGAGTGGCTGTGCCTTCTCCAAAAGTTTCAATCAGATAACTCAGGTCGAACCGTACCTGTCTAACGCCATGCTCTCCCTGTCTGCCAAGAGGAAGGATCGCGCCACTATCCGTGGTTACTGTCGCAATAATCATGTCTTCCACCCCCCCCCTTATGCGAGACTAATATTAACCACACCAGAACCTTGATTAGTTACAACGAGGCCAGTGTTTAACCTGTTTTTCACATCTGTCATGTCATTTTTTAGATTTGAGACATCACTCGATATTGTCCCCATCTGATCCGCATAGTATTTTGCGTTATTGTGATATTGTGGATTGCCGGAGCCTACATCTATACCGTTCTTCGTTCCAACCGCCCAAGCCTCAGAGTCTTGTGCGTTGGTATTCGCATCAGTAGCTGACGATGCTGCTGCATTTGCGCTCGCGTTGGCAGTATATGCTGAATTGGATGCCGCCGTAGCACTACTTGAAGCAATGGTAGCACTCGTAGCCGCTGCCATTGCTGATGCGGATGCCTGAGAAGCCTTATTCGTAGCTGTCTGGGCTGACGATGAAGCCTGGGATGCCGAAGCCGATGCCTCTGAAGCTTTGGTCGTAGCCGTGGAAGCAGAAGCCGAGGCTGCTGATGCAGATGATCCCGCCTGCTCTTTGTAGTACTTCGAGTTATCCGTGGCAGTATTCACCGTGTAGTACACACGGATATTGTTATGACTGGATGCCGGAGCCGTGGTGAATGTAATCGTCTTGCCTGACAGTGTGTATGCTGTCGTGGCGGCTTCATCAACATACACCCCAAGGATGGAAGAAGGAGTCTGAGTCAGCGTAAATGACCGTGTGGAGCCGTCTCCTGAGATATAGTCATTCACATGGAAAGAATTCCCATGCGCCCACGCTTCGGCCTCTTCGGTTGCATCAGCGGTTGCCTCTGTGATCCGCTCTGCAACATCTTCTGCAAACAAAACCTCTTTGTCGATTCCAGGAGCAAAAGCAATGAAGGCTT